ACAAGGAGGTCGCAATGTTCGCGGAGGAAGCGAGTGGATGCTTGTTCGTCGCGACCATGCACAACATTCAAACTCGCGCGGAAACTATGGACGCGTGCGTGGAGGTGCACGTGGAAGCGGAAGCGGACGTTCGCAGGAGCATGCCTCAGCCACGGCTCCAGCCCAAGCCCAAGCCCAAGCACCAGCACCAGCCCCGGCTCCTGTAGCAACACATACTGCGGATAGCGTCGGCGATGTTCCTGCAACTCCTCGCGCGGGTTCCAAGAAAGCACCTCGTCAGTCTAAACCATCTGCTTAAAAAATGTGTAATAGACCAGACCAGACCATAGCAATTACATCTAAATTAATTTGTTAGTATTTTTACATGTCTAACAAATTAATTAAATTAATTAAATCAATTAAATCAGAGTGTAGCATTATATGTGTAGCATATATTGAATTATTTTTTCATCGTTAATTTCAATCTTATTTTCTGTTTTTTAGATAAATATTTACTTCTTTTTACTAGTGAATATTTTTTTCCTTTAAACCTTAACAACTTGGGTTTTTTTTTACATGTAAACGCGGCATGTCGAATACCTTTACGTCGAAAGACGGTATCATTGCAAATACCAATTGCGCGAGCCTCAGCCTCAGCCTCATCATTATTCGGTTCATTCGATGACTCTTTTACTTTTTTAATACACTTACATAACTTGTCGGCAAGTATTTCTTCTGCTTTACTTTTTATTTGTTTTGAAGAATCAGATGTAGAAAAGGGTATATTATAATAATTTAATATTTTTTCATAATCATTTTTATTTAAAATACCCATAATTATGTAGTTATATTAAAGTTATATTAAGTTATATTAAAAGTAGATAATTATTTTTATACATAAAAATATATATTTATATATTTATATTTTATATTCGCCCTAAATGCCTAAACTAGTAAAAGACAAAAATAAAGACAAAGACAAAAACAAAGACGAAGAAAAAGAAAAAGATGTTAAAAAAGTGGTTGTATTTGATTTAGATGAAACGTTGGGATATTTCGGGCAGTTTGGAGGGTTGTGTAACTATATAGACAAATTCTATAAAAATCCAAATAAGTCATATAGTATTTTTAACGAACTGATGGATTTATACCCCGAATTTATTAGACCCAATATTATGAATATTTTAAAATATTTATTGCAAAAAAAGAAAGAAAATAAATGTCAAGCTGTTATGATTTATACAAACAATACAGGCGAACGAAAATGGGCAGAACACATTAAAGGCTACTTTGAACACAAGTTGCATTCAAAAATATTTGAACAAATAATAGCCGCATTTAAAATAAATGGAAAAATTGTTGAAATAAATAGAACATCCCACGATAAAAGCGTTGACGACTTCATTCGATGTACTAAACTACCATCCGATATTGAAATATGCTTCATAGATGATGTTTTCCATCCCAAAATGAGTACAGATAATGTATACTATATCCACGTAAAAAAATATAAGAATGTTTTATCAGAAAATGAAATGATAACCCGGTTTATAAATTCGCCTCTTTCAAGTGATATAAAAAATAAAGATGTATTCAAAGAGCTTTTTATGTGTAACGTATTATACGAAATAATAGAAAAAAGTAAAGAGAGACATGAGATAGATGTAATTGTAGGCAAAAAAATGTTGGAACATATAAAAGAATTCTTTGAAAAAGATGAAACTGTAACGCAGGTTAATATACATAGTAAAAATCGAAAATCATTCAAAAAAGCAAACAACAGTAAAACAAGTAATAATAAAACACTTAAAAAAATAAATAAAAAATAAATATAAAAATATGAAATTATTTTTATAGTTAACTGTAATAGCTCATTGTAATATCTCATAGTTCAGCTCATAGCTCCTTCTTTCGCTGTTCAAGCGCACGTGCATGTTTCTTCGTTTTTTTGTGGCTGTTCATGTTAAATAACTGAACTTCGCACCCACACTCGCAAATAATCTTCGTCTTCGCCTTCTCGAGAATTTCTTCTCTTCGTTTTTGGTAGTAGTCTTTGTTGTAATTTTTTATCTTATCGCCCTGTTCTCTGTTATATTTTTTTTGGTATTCTAATTTTTTATCCCTGTTCTTATAGTAGTATCCGCACTTTTCATTCACTTTCTCTTCCTCTTCCTCAGTGCACACTCCTTTGCAAACATTATTGCGGTTGTCATTGATACACTCGTCATTCATGTTATTCGTGATGATGGTGTTTTTGCTAATGTGATTGTTGATAATTTCATGCGTTTCGCACGTTTCGCATGTTTCGCATGTTTCGCACGTCAAATCCGAGATGCGCGATATTGTAGAAGAATCGATTTTAATTTTCTTCATCTTTCGGACAACCGGAACGACTCCTTTGGTATCCTTGTTCAAGGAAGTGAGAGGAGGAGTCGTCTCGCATCTAACAATTGATGAAGCCATTGGGATTTGGAGGTCGTGGCGGTTCTGTATTTTCTTCTACCTAAACATATGCCCTGTTTTTTTGTTTCAATTTTTTCGAGCCCCTAAACAACCCAAGAATAAAAATAGAGTATGGGATACGGTATGATACGATACGGTACGGGATATAGTATCACCGCACAATGACACAAGTTTTACATGAGCTTGGTGTATGAACGACAATAGAATTCGTCGATTTTTCCTAAAAATACTGCATTACTTTCCGTGTGTCTTTTCATTACATCGGGTGTCATTGTAATATCGGTCACCAAAATTTTCTTTCCATCTTTCAACCAGTATGTATAAGGTGGGCTTTTTATTGACATCGAAGATGAAGGGACGCAAGTTTTTAATTTGTGTTCCAATGGATTCTCTACTCTTTTTGACTGAATTTCCTCGGAAAACCAACCATAGTATTCAACACAAGACTCATTGCCTACACCACTGCCCGAAAATTGTTTTTGTGTATCCAATATTAGTTCCAAAAGAGTACGCGCATTATGCGCATTATGACCTTTAGAGTTTGATAAACTTGTCATATAGTAAGCAATTGAATGTATGTTTCTTCTATTATTCGTTCTTATTCTTCTCTTATTTATAAATAGAGTTAATTATTTTCAATTTTAAATTTTAAGTTAAAAATAATTAATATTATAGTATAGAGCATAACATCGTTAGCGTTAGCGTCGAACACGCCGTCTTGAATTTTTACGCATCGAAGTCACGCGACGTTTATGCGACCTCCGTCTCTTCATATGTCTTCGTTTTTTGGTGCGACTTTTTCCACCACTGCCACCACCGAACTGAGAAAAAGCAACCCCTTTTGTTTTATCTGTACCCATACCCGTACCCATACTCATACCATTCTTATTCTTTGTATTTTTATTACTTGTGTTCGTATTGTTCGTATTCGTTAAGATAACGAGAGAATTACTCTTTCCTTTTTTTCCTTTCTCTTTTTTAGTTAGTATCCATTTTTTCAAGTCTTCGTAACTACGGTCGCCTTTATAATGCTCGGGCATGTCGTGTTTACCTGGTTGAAAGTATAATATTGTAGGAAATCCCGAAACAGCTGGGTTTATTCCGTGGTTTTTAAACATGTGCATACTATTACTTTCGATGGCTCCTAAAATAATTTCATTTTTATGTTTATCCTTGAGTTCTGTTATTAACTTATTCCATGCGGGTTTCATAGTTTCACAGTGTCCGCATCCATTCATATAAAATAATACGACACCGTGCTTTTTTTTTAATTCCATAATTTCGGATTCAGTTATTATTTTAGGTTCATTCTCATTTCCAAACATCTGCGTCTTATATAATTAATAAATATTATTTTATAAACACATATTGTAATATTTTTTTTATAATAAAATAGTATATAACATAAAATATAAAATATAAACGATGTTAAAAAATTTATCAATCATTTTTTTATTTATAATGGTTACATATTTTGTATTAAATTATACATCGGCAAACTTTAAAGAAGCATTAACGATGCCAGGAGTTAATACGGATTGCCCAAATGTTTTAATACAAAAAGGAGCGCTTCTCTATTTATATAACTCTAAGAAAAAGGAAATTCCAGGTGTAAATCCAATTGTATTTAAGAATTTAGAAGAATATGTAGAATTTGTCGAATTTCAACGCGCAACAGGAAATATATGTCCTGTATTATACCTCCAACACACAAATGAAGCCAATGGCACCGAGTCTTATAGAATCCGCCCAGGTCCTACCAATCTATTAGGCGGCTTAAGTGGAGTACCCGCTTCCGGTTTTCCTTCTACTCCACCACCACGAAATCATGTTACGCCGCTATTAGATGCATCACGAGAGCAACCTCCTTTCAATGTCAACTCTTTCCCCGGTTTTAATCGTTCTAATACCGACCAGGGCGAGTTTACGCCGGATATGATGCTCGACTATATTACGCAGTCAACAGGTCTTAGTCCAAATCCTATGGACTCAAACTGGGGAGGCGCGGACTTCACGCAAACACTTATCGATAAAGGTTACTTTGCCGACAATGAAGTAAAAAGATAAATCATAATGTTATATACCACGCCAACGCCGCACCATGCAAACTATTTACTTCCGCATAAAAACTTTTTGATATTATCCACACAGTTTTTATTTATTTTCCGTGTCCCACCTAACTCAGTCTTTAACATAAACGTATTTAAACAATCTGGGTCCTTTTCAAGTTGATATAAGAGATTTTGTATTGTCTTATATTCGCTCATAAGTTGTGTAGCCGTTTTTGAATTTATACCAGGTATGCAAGACAACATAATTATATTTATATTATCAGGAGTTATATACTCATTTTTCTCTTTATGACCTTTAAGAACACCACAATATTTTTCACTTTCTTCGACTTCCTTTGAATCTTGAATAATTACTACCGGTGTTACACACGCACCGGACGCTTGGTCAGTAATCTCATAGTACGGTTTTCTATTTTTCTCATTTATTAGCGTTTTGTTATACTTGCTCGCAAAATAAATAATCGTATCCGCTGTTTCACATATTGTGTTTGTTCTTAATACCGAAAATCCTTTATAATATAGAAGCGAGAACATGCAACTAATAAGTGTTTTTTTCGATATATGAGTTCGCTTCTCATTATACCTTTCGATATCTCCTTCAATGATGTAAACAATGTTGTGATTATGCGTGGCTTCTTTATCTAATCGAAATGATTGTTCGCTGTATCTGCCATCTTTAATACTTGCAGCTAAGTCAGTAAGCGTCTTTCTTTCAAAAATAATAACAGGTTTCCCCGATTCGTCTTCAAAAACAATATCTCCAATATGAAGTTGTTCTATTTTCATTTTATGCAATTTCCCATTTTCTCTCGGTTCTGTTACATCTCCATGTAAGATATCATTATTCGCCTCAACATTCTCAAACATATGAAGTGGAATGAAGCAACCATTCTTGCTGTGCTTACCGTTTTTTGATGAACTCTCAGAAGTTGGAGAGTCTAATAACTGCGCTTCTACTCTTCTTTCAATCAATGGTATCAAATCCGTCTCACGATTGTCTATTTTTATTACGATACCTCTTGAAGACATTTGATTTTGATTTTGATTGTTATGATTTATTGTGACTTCTTGTTATTTCTTGCGTATATATAATATCTCTCTTAATTTTTATATCGTTTACTTACATATATTGTTTACTTACTTTTTTACTTAGATATACAATAACTATATGCAATTAGCTTACATATAGTTATTATGCTGATGATTATGCGGATGATTATGCGGATGATTACGTGAATAAACAGAATAGTACTCACTTGTTACAACATAGGTCCAGAATTACGAGGAGGGTCATATCGTTGCCAGAATTTAAACAAGTAGTTGGCATTTAAGGCGGGAACAGCAATATGTGATCTTTGCGCAAAAGACGTCATAAACCCTGTTCCGCATGGTTGCGCACCACCCTTCTTCATTCCACCACCGTTATTTAAATTGGTACCTATACCGTCAGTTGAACCAGGTCCACCGAACAATACCCGGCGAGCTATAGCAGACCGACCGTTTCTACTTCTTTGTCCGTTTCTTTGAGGCATTTAATTGTTCTATATAATCTTATAATATTAAATTTAAAAGATTATATAATATGAAAAGTTATCATAAAGTTATACTTTATATGTAAGTAAAACATCGCACATCGCACACCGCATTAAAATAGCAAATATTTTAAATACCCACCTGATAACCGTTACCAAAAAGACGTCTGATACCAGGTCGATGCTGCATTCTTCCAATACCACCAGAACCTTTATTGAAGGTAATCAAACCATTTTTCCTCAAGTATTCAAAACCTTCTTTGCATCCAGTAGGAATACATTGGTCATTGCAATAACTAGTTTGCCTTCTATAGTTAGCACCATTAATTGCAAGAATACCAATCGTGGGAGGCAATCCACCCATACTTCCAAAAATGCATCCTTTGTTAGGCATTGAACCTACCGTCGACCTTACTCTTCTACCACCGGTTACTCCCATTCCAATTGTCATTTTATGTTTTATATATATTTCCTAAATATTTTATTTTTATAAGTTTGGTTTATAAATAATTATTATGCATGAGTATTTTATTTTATAATATCTATAATTTTAAAGTAAATTAAATTGAAATGATTTAAAGTTAAATTCGTATTAATTACTACTATCAGACGACGTATTTAACCATAAAAACCGCAATTATAAATGTCCACTACCAAAGTATTTGAATCTTCTCCTTCGAATTCTCCTAAATTAAATACATCGCAAACACAAACCACACAAGGGAAAAATATATTAAATGACATGGATATTATTCAATGTGAAGATGGATACATATTTAATCCATATAATCAAGAAAATAGAGAGATTACATTGAGCGAAGTTCAATCTATTCTTTCGTCATATGGTATTCCGACACAGTTAAACAATTTCGAACTATATCGTCGAGCGTTTATTCACGCTTCATATACAAAACGCCCTCAATTAGAAAATTCCCGAGAAAATATTAAAATTATGCCGCAACCTGCAAACTGTATGCCCCTCAGAACAAAGTCAAATGAACGCCTCGAGTTTATCGGCGACGGAGTACTAGAATGTGTTACAAAATATTACTTGTATCGCAGATTTCCTAAAGAGAACGAAGGCTTCATGACCGAAAAAAAAATAGCAATCGTAAAAAATGAATCAATTGGGAAATTGGCTTATGAGATGGGACTCCATAAGTGGTTTATTATTTCAAAACATGCAGAGGAAAAACACACACGCACAAATCTAAAAAAGTTGGGATGTTTATTTGAAGCCTTTATAGGTGCACTATTTTTGGACTTTAATAAAATTACAGTGCATGATGAAGGCAAATGGTTTGAAAATGTATTTGTTACCGGACCTGGGTTTCAAATGGCTCAAAAATTTATAGAAGCGGTATTTGAACGGCATATTGACTGGATAACTCTTATTAAAAATGACGACAACTACAAAAATATTCTACAAGTAAAAATACAGAAGGAATTCAAAACGACGCCTGATTATTTAGAGATACAGCACGATATTGATATGGGGTATACCATGGGTGTTTATTTGTGTCTTGGGAAAGAAATATATCAAGCAGATTATACAAAGGTATTCAGTTATGGCGATCTTAAATCATTTACCAAAATCCGCGAAATATATGAAGAGAAGGGACATATTTTGGTTCACTTTGCTTCCGGAACACATAAGATTAAAAAAAAGGCAGAACAAATGGCTTGCGAGTTTGCCCTCCAAAACATTTGATGCATGTCGCGGCAACATTCACACATTCACACATTAACAATAATAAAGGTATTTACCTATTTTTATTATTGTTTATTGTTGTAAATAGTAATTATTTGTATATAATAAATATTTATATATAATAAATATTTGTATACATATAATGGCGGACCAAGAGTATGAAAATCTTACATCACAAATAAAAGATTTAAAACAAAGGTTATCCGATTCAGCAGGTAATCCGCAAGAATCAAAAGAAATAGAAGAAACAATAGAAAGGCTACAAAGGAAAGCGGTATCTTACGGAGAACGCTACAAGTCTACCGGTACTGGCGTATCAGTAGACGAACCTGCATCATCCCCCGGACAAGCCGTCGTGAATGACCCATATATGCAAGCTGAAGATGACGAAACAGTAAATGTAGCAGAATCCGCTGCTGCCGCTGTATCTCAAAAAGAAAAAATACAAAGAGATGAACTATCCGAAAGAGCAAGAGAAAATTTACTACAAATTTCACAGGCACCTGACGTAGGACCCGAAGTTCAAGTTCTCCCTAGTGGAAAACCAGGTATAGATTATGCACAACAAAATATGATACGTCAACTTCAAACAACATTAGCACCGGCATTTGTTTTAGAAAGACTTGAAAAAAAACCCACCCCTACATCGCAAACAAAATCTGCGGACCCACAAAAACCCAAACCACAAGCAAGACAAAAGGTAAAAATTACATTCCAAAAACAAGTTCAGCAACCAGAAGCAGGCGAAGCTGCATCCGAAGCCGAAGTTTCTCGCGGTGTCACTATAATAGACAAGCGCGCCGAAGACATGGTAAATCGCGCCGATATCTTAGAAAGACTTCGCGCCGTATTGCCTGTCCATATATCGAAAGCTAGTGAAAAGAGTCAGAGTCAGATTCAACAAAGTAAACTATCCCCGAAACGTTCAACTACTTTTATTCCCGATGCCGCCGCTGCCGAGGCAGATACTTCTCTCCTTACACGACAAATTGTTATTATACGAAAGCTACCATCTCGTATATTTCTCGTGGAAGATGTTTCTCTCGTTATGGGTGCCACTGCCGAGCCATCTAAGTCTGGTATGGGAACGGGAACGGGAACGGGAACGGGAAAGAGCGTAGGAGCAGTCGCCGTCTCAGCAAAGCGCTTCAGTGAAAAACCAGTCTGGGGATTAGTATCCGAAGAAATAGAAAAAATGGAAATAAAGGGCGAGTTGGTGATGAATCGACTACCAAGGCGACCTTTGCCTAGCGTATCTGCATCCCACTACTATATGAACAATCGTCAAAAATTTGTCAATTTTATTAATGAACTTTTTTTGACGTACCACGACGAACTTGCTAGTCAGAAGGAACAGATTTCATGCGACCCCGCCGCAAATTCCGAATTCTCTCTCTTAACACACCAAAAAATAGTTCGCGACTATTTGAATGTTTATACACCATATCGCGGCTTATTATTGTATCACGGTTTAGGAAGTGGTAAAACATGCTCTTCGATTGCAATTGCAGAGGGGCTAAAAACATATAAAAACGTCATCGTAATGACACCCGCATCATTGCGCCGAAACTATATCGAAGAAATGAAAAAATGTGGCGACGAAATTTATAAGAAAAACCAATTCTGGGAATTTATCCCGGTTGTAAGCAAAACTGACCCTATGGTACAAACACTTTCCACTATTTTACAACTAAAAGATACTTTCATAGTTAAAAATAGAGGCGCATGGCTTGTAAATGTGAAAAAACCGTCAAACTATGTTTCCCTATCCACGGACGAAAAAGCAAGCCTAGAAAATCAAATCGAGCAAATGATAGATGCAAAATATACATTCCTCAACTATAATGGTATGCGAATGAGTAACTTGAAAACACTATCATCCGACTTTACACAAAACCCCTTTTCAAATCACGTAGTTATCATCGATGAAGCGCACAATTTTATTAGTCGAATTGTAAACAAATTAAAACGCCCATCTTCGCTCTCAATGCGGCTATACGATATGTTAATGACCGCCGATAATGTCAAGATAATTCTTCTTACCGGAACACCCGTTATTAACTACCCCAATGAAATCGCCATTATTTTTAATATATTGCGTGGTTACATTAAAACATGGAAGTTCCCCCTCCAAATAGGCTCTCAATCAAAGGTCGACAAAAAAGTACTACTAAAACTATTTGAAGGAGTAAATAGTCTTGACTATTTAGACTATAATGACAGCTCCCACGTATTAACCGTAACACGTAATCCATTCGGTTTTTTAAATTTGGACGACAAAGGACAATACAATGGCGTACTGCGCGTATCCCCAGAAGGCGAGACCCCTAATTTAACGGATGCAGATTTTGAAAAACTGGTTCTTGGTACATTAAAGACGCGCGATATTAGTGTTACGCCGGGAAGTATCACGATAGAAACGTTTAAGGCGTTACCAGATTCTTTGGATGCGTTTCGTTCTTATTTTATTAACTCTGAAACGGGACAAGTAAAAAATATAAATATGTTTCAGAGGCGAATTATTGGGTTAACCTCGTATTTTCGCAGTGCGCAAGAACAGTTGATGCCCAAGTATGATAAAGATATGGACTTTCGTGTAGTGGAGGTCCCGATGAGCGACCATCAATTTTTGGCATATGAAAAGGCGCGTAGTGCTGAACGCAAACTGGAAAAGAAGTCGAAGTCGAAGAAAAGACCGGGAGCAAAAGCGTCTGCATCGGGTGCTGGTGCTGGGGCTGGAGGAGCAGGAGGAGAAGACATATATGAAGATGCGATATCTACCTACCGTATTTTTTCGCGACTGTTTTGCAACTTTGTATTTCCGACAGAAATAGGGCGACCGTTACCAAAGGAAGATGCTGATGTCGAAGGCGCAATTCGCGAAGGAGCAAACGAGGAAGATGTTGATGCGATAAAAGCGACAGAACGGTTGGATAATCCGAATGGTGAACATACAACGGACGAAGTCGAGGAATTGGCGCAGGAGATATCAGGAAAAATGGATTCTACATATGATAAACGAATAATGGCGGCTCTGACGCAACTGAAAAGCGGCATGATGCGATATTTGACAAAACCTCCGCAAGGAGAACTGCAAACATATAGCCCCAAGTTTTTAGCAATGTTGGAAAATATACAGGACCCACAACACGAAGGATTGAATTTGATATATAGCCAGTTTCGTACATTGGAGGGCATCGGGATTTTTTCACTCGTTCTCGAAGCAAATGGGTTTGCGCGATTCAAAATTCGCAAAAATGATTCAGGTAACTGGATGTGCGATATAAGCGACGAAGACCAAGGTAAGCCGATGTTTGCTCTATATACCGGCACAGAGACGGATGAAGAGCGTGAGATAATAAGAAATGTTTTTAATAGCACATGGGATTATATTCCCGTAACCATGAGAGAACAACTAGCGCCCAAATCGGCAAACAACTTTATGGGGCAAATTATAAAAGTTCTTATGATTACTGCGTCGGGTGCGGAGGGTATTAGTTTACGCAATGTTCGTTATGTGCATATTATGGAGCCATACTGGCATCCTGTACGAATAGAGCAGGTTATTGGGAGGGCTAGGCGCATTTGTAGTCACAATGACTTAAAAGAGGAGAGGCTCCGAACAGTCCATGTAATGTTATATGTAATGAGTTTTACTCCGAAACAGATGAGCGAAGATTCGTCGCTTGAGCTGCGAATGAACGACGTTAGTAAGCGGGATGCTAAGAAACCGTTAACAACCGACCAGTCGCTATTTGAAATATCTACTATAAAAGAGGAAATCAATCGTCAGTTGCTGATGGCGGTGAAAGAATCATCCATCGATTGCTCGATTCATCGAAATGTCGCCTCCAAAGAAAAACTGAAGTGTTTCACATTCGGTGTAGTGAAATCCGACAAATTCTCTTACGCTCCTTCTATCGACAATGAAGAATCGGATGCATCTGTGGCTCAAAATACAAAAGAAACGGAACTAAAATTGGTGAAACTTACGCTGACAGTAGGCGGCATTAAATCGGATTATGCATATGACAAGGTTACCAATAATGTATATGACTATAATAGCTACCTGGCTGCAAAAGAAATGGGAGGTGAACCACTAATGGTTGGTAAAATAGTGGAAAAAGACGGGAGCAGGTCGTTTGTTAAAATGAGCGCAGCATCGGCGGCAGCCGCGCCATCTGAACCACCTGTTGAAGCAAAATCCAAAAAACCGGAGGGAGGTGTTGCTGTCTCAAAAAAATCGTCAAGTACGTCTGCTGCTGCCAATCCCAAACCTAAGGACAAATAGAAACATTAACACATGAGATGTTACAGATGCGTGAGATAAATCGAAATTCATGTACATAATAAATAATATATAATCATAAACATAAGTGATTACATATTACACCTTTTCTCATTTTATAACACACCTATTTATGTGATAGTAACTCTAGAATTCTTTCCTGAGTCTCTTTTATAGATTCGATGAAGGTTTGCATTTTATTTATTTTATCATCCAATTTCGCATATTCTCTCGAATCTATTGCATCTCTAGTTTTGTCAAGAGTATTATATTGCATATTCTTATCGAAATACTCGCATCCATCTTCATAATCAGTCATAAATTCGTCTAGAGGTATTATATTACCATCTGAAATATTTGTTCTTTTTAATTTAGAAAGGAATGATAAATTATCATTAGTTGTTGCATCGTTTGAAACTGTAGTACTTTGACTAGCAGAACTCATTGCATCTTTATCATATAAAATTTCCTCATTATTTTCTTCATTGAATGATACGTTTTTTTTATTCCCGACATTCGTAGTAGAAGTCTGTGATGATTGTTCACTTGGACGCTTTATATTATGTGAACGTTTTATAGCAATAGAAGCATTTAAAGCATTCGTCACAGGGTCGTTTGACCCGGTTATCCATTCCTCTGCATTCTTCGTGCTATTATCATTATTTGTATTCACTACTAATTGTTCTAATTCTCTTTGACGCGACGATAATGCTTGTGCTAATAATTTCTCCATTTCATCACTAGCTAGCTTGTTATCGTTTATACTAGTATCAGAAAAATCAATATTCGACGGTTTTTTATTATTCAACATCGTATCCATTTCTTCCTGTTTCTCTTTCAAACGAATCTCTAGTTCAGACATACGATGTTTTTGTAAATCATCCGCTCTATATATCTCTTCTATTTTTTGTTTTTTACCACCTCCTCTTGTACCTACCGCACCTACCGCACCTACCGCACCTACCGCACCTACCGCACTTATCATTTTTGATGACTCAGGTGTCATACCAAATCTAGGCGGAAGTGGTAATGTCTGCTGTAGTAGTGGCATAGATGATGGTGGTGGTTGTTGTGGTGATGATGTCTGCGGTTGTGGTTTTTTAAATTTCCCCAATTCGTTAATCATTTTTTTGATGACTGTTTTATTACTATTCATTATCATTTCTGATGCTTTTTTATCATAGTCTTCATCACCTTCATCATTTTTATCGAAAAAAATATCAAACTCTGGTTTCATAGATAAAATAGACATTTCGAAAAGTCGCCTTATATTTTCAAAATAACTATTCGGAATATCATTAAAAACACCAGCTTCTTGTAAAAGACCCCATATAATGCTTTTGTTTTTATTACTCGTAAAATCTGTGAATGACATTTTTACTCAAACAGGTTACTATACTACTTTATATAGTGTATTATATCTTAATTATTTAATATATTTTATAGACATTATCTAAAACAGTATGCGTCTATGCGTATTATTATTTTACAAATCAATATAAACAAATAAAATTATACTTATGTAACCATCACCTCATTATATCATCCTCACTTATTATCTATAGTAACATCATAGTATACTACAATGTTTAAGATTGAGTATATTATTCCTGTAGTAATGTCGTATCACTTATTGTTTTTAGAACTGTTAAAATATAAAAAGGAAGAAGTAAGTAAAAATATTATACATATGATAAATTCAATCATTTTTATTTTGTCTCATACTTACAATAATGAAATGATATACATAACAAATGTAACTATTGGATTTTATATATATGATTTGATTTATTTAACTAGACTTATTTTAAAATCAAGTAATAGTCTAAAACATCATGCTAGTTACATTATTCATCATATTTTGGCAATAAAAATTTTATATTCTTCATTATATAATCCATACATTGCATCAACATGGAAAGGATACCATGTACTTGAAATGTCGAATATAATGTTATATGTTTCATACCATATACACAAAGAATACAAAAATAACAAAAATTTAATATATATTGCAGACTTTACTGAGTTAATATGGTACTCCTATTATAGGATTATAGATTTGTCGTATTTTTTATACAGTATTCGTAATCAAATATACGAACAAACAATTGCTATATATGTATCAGTAGTTATAATATACCTAATGGGATTAGTATGGAGTTACAAATTAGTTATAGTAAATATTAAAAACTATCGTTCATATATGTCATTTCAGCGGGAAGTGACAAATTAAAACGAACCGCTGTGCATACATCGCCACACACATTAACGCATTAACGCATTAACGCATTAACACATTAACATATTTAAAACAAAATATAATTTAAACATATTTTGTTTTATACACACATACCTCATATATGGAAACAAACTACTTTATATTTAACCAGTCTGGAAGATTTGGGAATGCAGTTTTTAGATATATGGCATACGTAATGTTACAAAAAGGTACTACTAATTTTAAATACATACTAGACACCGATTTTTCAAATATTCGAGATATCAATACGAACCACACCGGTATACCATATGCCAAACCAACAACAGTTATTAACGAAGATAACTTTTTCGACTTTATAACTACGGAGAATCCCGATAATCACGATAATCCCGATAATCTAAATGTCTCAAAATTGCCGACGAATACAAATATTTCCTTGCAAGGATATTTTCAGTATGATAAGATTTATTTACAGAACAAGGATTATATTTTAGATTTTATAGAACAACATAAGAATGAACACCTAGTTAGAACAGATAATGAAACGTATCTTACAAAGTATATGATTGATGATATGTTACTAGAACCCGCGAAACAATATGAAAACGTTATACATATACGTCTTGGCGATTTTAATGGAAGACCTGATTTTATAGAGACAGAGTATATGTTGCAGTTATTTGCTACGGTAAAAGATATATTTTACAAAAAGACAGCAATCGTTATCGAAACGCCAACAAGTGATGTAGATATAAAATATTTAAATACAATACTTGATTGGTTTAAAGAGAATAGTATACCTATTCCGGTAATAGAATCAAATGATATGCTAACGGATTACAATATTATAAAACAGGCAAAGACGGTAATAAGCTCGATGAGTACGTTGTGTTGGGCGGCGGCATATTTTTCGAAATCACTGGAAAAAATATATATGCCAAACTATAATTTTTTCGATATAGAAGACAGAAAAAATGGATATTTCAAAACGCCTATAGAAAATACGGTATTGTACAATGTTAAAACAACAAAATTCACAGATATAAAGGTGGTCATACTAACACTTAAAAAATACCCAAACCGAATGAACAAAGTATACGGGATAATAAATAAACTTTCTCAAATAGGGTTACAGTGTAATTTATTTTATGGTGTGAATGGAGAAGACATTACAGGTACAAGTACGGATAACCCTACCGTATACAAGTTGGAATACAACCGCGAAGTAAAATACTATGACACAACTATAAGAGTAAACAAAGAAATTATGACGCAAGGGGAGTTGGGATATGCATGGTCGCATATCGATGTCTACAAATCGTTAGTAAATGAAGAGTCTATAAATAAATATTTGATTTTCGAAGATGACGTAGAAATAGTAGAAAGTTTGGAATATTTATATAAATGTTTATCTACTATTCCCGACGATATTGATATGTGTCATGTTGCGAAATCGGACGGGTATCCTTTTGTGTTATTTAATAACGTGAATGAAATGTGGTATGATGTTAGAAAATCATATTTTAATAGACTTACAGCGTATATTGTATCTAAAACAGGCGCACAAAAAATATTAGATTACACGAAAGACCATATAGATATACCCGCTGATGACCTTTTGTCGAATATGTTTAACTTTTATATGTTACGAGTATATGTTCCTTTGAAATACATATTTCATGAACCAGAGAATACAGTATCTATAATAGGAAATTTTGTTGGAAAACATGTTTAAAATTGTAAAAGTTTAAAAATATACTTAAATAATAGTATAATATTATATATAAAAATATACCTACTAGATATAATATGCAAAATCCACAATATTTTCCGATTAGTAATACTAGGTTATTATTTTTCGATATTTTTTATAAAAATAATAAAATATATATGATAATGCCTATTTATAATACGCCGGCGCTATCCAAAGACATAACAGTAACAATAAATAATAGTACCATACAGTTAACTGAGAGTCATACAAAAGATTCTTTTGAACCTATATTAATATTCATTTATGATTATATAACACCACCAAACACTACGATAAATGTAAATGTTAAGATTATCAATAACATGACACAATCATATAACCTGGTACATATTTATACAAAAGAACAGACGCGAAACAATAAGTTATTAGCATTAACGACACTATTTAAACACGACTACAATTTATTCCCATTATTTTACAACTACTATAAAGAACAAGGCGTGGACCATTTTTACATGTATTATAATGGCGTTATTACACCCCAAATAAGAAAAGTTTTTAATAAACCGAATGTTACATTAATTGAATGGAACTTTCATTACTGGAATCCTCATGGGGTTAAATATGTTCATCATGCACAAATGGGACAGATGCATGACGCGCTATATAAATATGGAAAAGATGTATATGATTATATGATTTTCTGTGACTTGGACGAGTATTTACATATTCCCAAAAATAAATGTATTGAAACTATAGAAAACATAGCACCTAATATGGAAGAGTGTATTGACAATACCATTCGACGGTTTATAAACAATAATCCTGATATAGAGGTTTTTGGATTCTGTAATATATGGTCAAATACTTTGGATGATTGTATTCCGAAGGCACCATATTTACCTAGAAGATTTCTATCTGTACTTACCTCGAATGATTATCTTGAAAGAAGTAAAAATATATATAAAGTATCCTCTGTAAATACGATTGGAGTACATCAAGTCGGGGATGGTCTTCACGTCAATATGAAACACATAGTAGATTTAAAAATGTATCATTTTTATAAATGGTCATCTAAAATTCGCACAATAGAAAACTGTACAAATATTGTAGAATTGTAGTATTGTAGAATTGTAGTGCTCAACTAATCACGAACAGTTATAAGTCACTATTGAAATATTGACCACGAAACTTCTGCATTTCTTCATCGGGGAATTCATAAGTAAGAAAGTCTTCCGGTTTTTTCGTCTCTTTCAACAAGTTAATAATCATGAAAAGAGAATACACACCACATTCTGTCGGTTTTTTCTGGTGGTTTTTCTTATTCTCTATATAACGAAAATCTATTCCCGCAACTTTGCCTTGTTCTGTAATCTTTTTAATCAACTTTTTCACTTCTTTAGGAGGCGGATTACCTGTACTATCGAAAAAGAATATATATTTCTGTTTTATATTTACAAACATGGATATCCAATGCGAACCAGATAAGTAGTGCGGGTCGGTATTAAAAACAAACCCGATTTTATTTCTCCCATTTCGAATGGATATGTTTAAGTCAAAGTGACACAACTCTTCCCATACACATTCCCCATACATTTTGGGAGAATCAAAATCGATAGGTGCAGCTCCTATAAAATCAAAATAAGGAAATTCCTTCTCATACTGTTTCATAACATTTTCAATATCAATACTATTCAACCACTCATTCGGATTTTTCTTCCAATCATCCGGACTTTTCGGCGCAAATGTATAGTTCAACATTTCCTTATCTACTCCTGATGAAGCAAAATTCTGTTTTAACCAGCACGACTCCTTGTTACATACATTTTTTAAATGCCGCTTCAAAGACTCCCAAATTTCACGCGGGTCATTCGTCGTTATCATGACATCAGGGTGACGAGCATTCCATAAATTTTTAAGCTTTATTAAAGATTCATTACTATAACATGTAAAGTCATTTTCCTGTAGTTTGGGGCTACACTTCAGTTTTATAAATCCATCTGGATGTTTTTCTACAGGAGGTATTACACTTTCTGTTTTTTCTATTTTTTTATTTTTAATCCTGCGACTCGAACTCCGTTTATTCTTGTATTTAATCGTTTTTGATACACTTGACCGTGTTGACGATGACGCGGATGCACGTCGTTTACCTCTAAATTCAGATTTAAATTTTAAATTTTTATCTACAAATTTTAGAATATTCTGTATTTTTTTTGTTTTCATGACTATGAATATGTATCTTATATTTTATAACAATGTATATATTATTTCGATATAATTAATATATACATTAAGTTAATTTTTTTGAATTTATTCATTCAATATATTTACTCGACATATATACTTACTCCATCAATACTACTATTCTCGCTTTTGGTAACCTTGACATCTATTATTTCATTTGTATCTCCCCATTTCACACCATTATTGATATTACTGTTATTATTACCTATATTATTTTTCGTAAAACCTTTTTT